CCGCCGTGCTGTAATTGCCGCTGGAACCTGCCGTGCTGGAATAGCCGCTGGAACCCGCCGTGCTGTAATTGCCGCTGGAACCCGCCGTGCTGCAATAGCCGCTGGAACCCGCCGTGCTGCAATAGCCGCTGGAACCCGCCGTGCTGCAATTGCCGCTGGAACCCGCCGTGCTGGAATAGCCGCTGGAACCCGCCGTGCTGGAATAGCCGCTGGAACCCGCCGTGCTGCAATTGCCGCTGGAAAAAGGTTCTTTGCCCTTCACCCGATTTAAAACGGCATTCACCGCAGCTTTTACCAGCCCTGCAAAATTCACCTCGCCTTTCACCGTCAGCTCAGTGCAAGCCAGTTTACTGTCCTCTTCGCTTTTATCCACGTTTCCGCCGCACTCGACATCAAAAAAGCGCGGGCCATCCTTCAACGGGTAGTAGCGCAGCACATCCAGCGGGTTCTCGCAGGCGTGCATACCAGCGTGGCAGCAGTCCGCCGTGGGCTCAGTGTAGGTCTTGCCCACCTCATACTGCTTGCCACGGCACATCATGTTTTTGTCAATGGCCTTGTAGGCGATGATCTTCTCACTCATTGGTGCTGTCCTCCTTTCTATCAATGCCGCAGCACAACATTGGACGAATGAACCAGATAGGTCACACCGTCAATCTTCACTTGCAGCTGGTCGCCCTCGTAATCGTCCCAACTGTTTAATCTTCCCTCGACAATCGTTCCATCAGGCATTTTCAGCTGTGCCCAGCTGTATTCATAGGTCAGATCAATAACCTGCTTATTGCATCCGGCCATCAGCAAAGCGCTTGCCAATACGGACACTACGCCTACAATAACTTTTTTCATGCTTATACCTCCTTAACAAACTTCCCGGAGGTGGTGCTCCTCTGGGAAGCGGCCTCGGCAAACAAGCTGGTCTGGCCGTTGGCCTGCTGGATCAGCATCACGGTGTTGGTGCTGGGCTTCCAGCGCTGGATGTACTCCACCGCCTCGTCAAAGCGCTTTCGGGGGATGTTGCCCACGCTGTTTACCCGGAACCAGTCCTGCACATCGTGGTTGCACTCGCTGTACACCTTGCTGCGCACGTGGTTGTCGATGTAGGCCGGGGTGTCCTCGCCGCCAAGCGCCGCGATGACGGCCCGGCTGATGGCCTTGCGCAGCACACGCTGCTGGTTGTAATCCACCGTCATAGTGTTTTCCAGCGCGGTAAGTCGCTCTTCTTGCCGCTGGGTGCGGGTGTCCAGCATAAACAGCGCCTGCATCTCCTTGCTGAGTTTGGGCATCATGTAGCTGCCCGTCTTGCGCAGGGCGGGCAGCACCTCGCTTGTCACCCAGCGCTTGAACCGCACGGCCCCTTCCAGCTTGCTGCCAAAAATCAGGCTGTACAGGCCGGACTCGTTGATAACGGTGGTTTTGCTCTTGTAGTTGGAACCATCACCCTGAATCAGGGTAGTGGTTTTGTCCTGTTCATCGACATGGGCCGCCAGCGCGTTTTCGGGTTTTGCGTAGCCCAGCGCCGCCGCCACGTCCTTGCCCACGAACCACGGCTCGCCGTTCTGGTCTACCGTGCGGATGTCCCCAAACTCGGGGCTTGTAAAAATCTGAATGTTTGCCATGCTTTATCCTTTCTTGTTGTCCACCCCGGTGCCTGTTATAATAGGCAGGGAGGGGGGTGAAAAAATGAATCAATGGGAATACTTCAACAATCGTGTAAACGAACTTGAGCGCTACAATTGCAAAACGCCGGGCGCGAATGCTGCTGACCCGGACGGCTCGGTTTGGGAAAAGCGCCGAGAAATCGACAACGCTCAGCTTCAGACCGCAGCAGAGTTAAAGAAGCTGCGGGAAGATTTGGAACGCATCGAGCGCAAGCAGGATGAAAGCAGCAGCGAATCCAGCAAAATCGGAATTGCAACGCTTGTCGTTACTGCTTTAGGGCTTGCAGCAACCATAGTATTTGGAATGCTACAATACCTACATTGACTGACGTGATGATGATGGATGCGATCATGTAGTCAGCCGTGGTCCAGTTGGAAATTCGCTCTTTCCAGCTGGGCTTTTTGTTTTTGTTCACGGCTCTGCCTCCCTTCCTTTGATGATGTCACTCACGGCGGCTTCCATTTTCTCGCGGATGCCGCGCGGCTTGCGCTGGCCGTTCAGGATCATCGAGCAATAGCTCTTCGTCCAGCCCAGATGAGCGGCAAGCTGTTCCAGCGTGACTTCGTTGTTGTGCATTCGGCCAATCAGACGGCCAGTCCACGGTTCAGGCACTCTTTCACCTCCCTGCTGTGTGTTAATAAATTGACAACGGCGCACCGATTTGTTATACTGTTCAAGCCTTAGATACTGGCAAGAAAGGAAGTTCGATGCAAATTGAAGGACTTTTTGAACCAGCCTGTTCCAGACACAAGCAAGTGCGCAATGCCTAAGGCTGAAAAATTCAGCGGAACCGACCCGCTAAAGTGAGCGACGTACCGATAGAACTGTAAGTCGCTTTTGCAGCCCCGGCGTTACTTTTGCGGCGTAAATGCCCGAAAAAGATGTGCAGACGAGCAAGTTTGCATTACCGCCTGGGTGCAGGTGCGTTCTGGTGACAAATCGGTGAAAAGTCTGTCTGTGAAGCGACCACAGGCAGATTTTTTTCTTGTCGCCGTGTCAAAAGTAGTTGAAAAAGTTCACAGAATGTGATACTATGTATTTGCAGAACAAAGTACAGATTCCATGCACAGTATCCCGGTTGTGGGGCTGTGTACTTTGTGAACCTTTTTAACTAACAACGCCATTATAGCAGTTACTTTGTTTACTGTCAATGTTTTTCTGTGAACTTTAGTTACTTTGTGACTATGCACAAGTTTGGCGGTGATTTTTTATGTCCTTTTACGAAAAGTATTTAATGCTTTGCGATAAGAATAAAAAAACTCCGTCCGGGGCGGCTCTCGAAATGGGACTTTCCAAGACAACTGTGAATCGTTGGAAAAATGGCGGTGGTATAACTGACGCAACCATTTTGAAAGTTGCATCTTATTTTGGCATTCCGAAAGAAGAGCTCACCGGCGAAGAGCAAAAAGAAAAGCCCAACGCCTTAGATGGCATTGAGCTTGAAAAATTGTCACCGGCCCGCCGTGCGCTGCTGGAAGCGCTGGAAGGCATGGATGACGAAAACATTATGAAAATTGTTCGGATCGCTCAGGCGGTCAAAAAGGAGCTTCCAGAGTGAGCGTACATCTTAATAGAAAAGAACTCAAACTGCTGACAAAGCTTGATGAAAAATACCCTGATGGTGTTGAGCGGACAAAAGAACTGTTCCAGAACGCTATGACGCTTGAAGAACTAGGCCTTGCGGATTCCGCATCGGTGAGCTATCGCAAGTCTGCGGTATGGATCACAGAAAACGGCAGGCAGTATTTGCGAGATAGAAAAGCAAACAGGTTCTCGCTCCCGACGAAAGTGGCCGGCGGTATTGTCACCTTGATTTTGATTCCGGTGCTGGTGAATCTGATTTCAGATTATGTATTACCAATACTTTTCAAATAAGAACCACTCAATCGTCCAGACAAAGCGGTAAAAGATGTCCTCAACAAAAAAGCGACGGATTCGATGCTGGTTTTTGGGCTTGTACCAGTTTCCGTTCTCGTCCCGCTTCAAAATGTTCAGCCTACAATACAGCATAAAACCTCCGAATGACTTCTTGAAGTTGGTTTTCGGATAATGAAAGAATCTCACTGATGGCAAGACGCACAAGCTTGTCGTGCGATTCTTTTTCTTCTATTGTACCACAATTTGCAAACCTTGTGCTAGTTTCTTGCACTTTATTTTCCTCCTTTGGCATTTTCCTTGATAATTTAGTTTTTCGGCAGCTGGTTGGCTGCCTATTTTTGTATACGTGAGGTGCGTTTTATGAAATGTCCAAAATGCGGAGCTGAAATTGAGAACGTAAAGTTCTGCCCTGAATGTGGAGCACCTGTTGCTTCGGGTTCCGTGACAGCAGCTATCGAATCAGACGAAAAGCCTGAAACGAAGAAAAAAAGTCACGGATGCGGATGCGCGATCGCTGTTAGTGTTGCACTGATCATGTTCGTTCTTATGCTTACTCCTTCTTCCAGCACGACAAGTTCAACGTACGGAACAAAGAACAGCACGTCCGTAAAATCGTCAATTTCTGCCGATGATGGCCTTACAATGGGGCAGAGAAACGCTTTGCGGGCTGCTAAAAACTACCTGAGTGCTGGTATGGGATTCTCTTACAGCGGCCTCGAAAGTCAGCTTGAGTTTGAAGGATATTCCACGGAAGATGCTACTTATGCCGTAGATCATTGTGGTGCCGACTGGAACGAGCAGGCTGCAATAAGAGCAAAAAATTATATCAATTCCATGTCTTTCTCTCGCTCCGGTCTGATTGAACAGCTGGAGTTTGAGGGATTTAGCCAAGGCCAGGCGGAATACGGAGCCACTGCTGTGGGATATTGATGTACAGCCCTGTTCACAACCGCATTATACAACAGTTGATTGTATCGCGTCAAGCGCATTTAATCGCGCAAAAATGCACAAAAAATTTAGCATTTTCGCTGAATCGTTGAAATTTACGCTGACTTTTTACCAAATACGCGCGTTTCGCGCTGAATCCGCGCAAAATATGCGCGTTATTATCCGTGGTTGCAAGGTTGTTGCAATTTTTGCAACAGCTGCCCGGCAAGCTCCCCGCCGGGGGCGGATGCTGCGGCGTGGAGAGCCTGAACAGACTTTGCCTTGCGAATCACAAAAAGTCGAGCCCGGGCCTGCCCCTCGGGCGGCATATCTTCGTAGCAGGCCAGCGCGGCGCGGATTTGGGTGCAAAACAGCTGCATCTTGTCCATCTTTAGTCCTCCCAAGGTTCAGGTGTTCGGGTCGTGCCGGTCAAAATGGTGGCGGGCATCCCGTCAATGATGGTCATTTCGTTTTCTTTACCGTTTCTTTGCTCGAAATCCATTTTATTTCACCTCTGTTTTTGTTCAATTTGTCCAACTTGTTTTAGATTTTACCATTTTATGGGAAAACTTGAAGGACTTCTGCTCTGTCGAGTGGCATGGGTTTTCCCCATGTCACTTTTTGTTTTTATGGCATGGAAATTTGTGAGGTTATAATTGATGAGCTACTTTACTGCGGAAAAGCTCGGTATCGCGCTGGCGCGGGCCAGAGTCGCGGCAGGCTTGAGCCAAGTCGACATGGCCCGACGTATCAACAAGGGAAAGGCCACAGTCCAGAGCTGGGAGTGCGGGGCATCCAGCCCGCCGGCCGACAAGATAATGGACTGGTTCGAGGCTTGCGGGACTTCTCCGCTCCCCGCCATGCAAGAAATGCTGCACCCAGAGCTTTACAAAGAACCCATACAGCGCAAATCAGACGAAGAGCTGGATGAGGTGCTTACAGAATACTTTCGCACAGCGCCGCGAATTGTAAAAGAGATGGTGCTGTTTATCCTTTTAGGCCGACATGGCAGCTATCCACCGGCGGTGTTTGCTGAGGTGTGCGCAAACCTGCACACCCCCTTGCAAAACAAGGTATCTGTCTGCGGCCAAATACTGGACAACTACGGGTTCGCCGTGGCTACAGGGACAGACCCGATCCCGTGGGAAGTCCAGCCGCCGGTGAATCTGCTGAGGTCGGCGTATCAGGCTGGCAAAGAGGCCGCAAAAAGCGGCGAGGCCGACTATACCGCAAAGCGAGGTGAAGAGCTTTGAAGTGCATTCGCGCCTGCTGCCGTCGGGAAATACCGGATGATGCATCTTTTTGCCCCTACTGCGGCAAGAAGCAGCCCGAAGCGGCCCCGCAGCAAAGAAAAAAGCGCCGCCGCCCAAAGGGCAGCGGCAGTGTATATAAGTTGAGCGGGACGAGGTCAAAGCCGTATGTGGCCCTGACAGCCAAGCGAGACGTTCTAGGGACGTTTGCGACGCCGGGCGAAGCGGTACAAGCACTGGACGCTTACAACGCCCAGAACACCCCCGCAGCGCGTCTGAAATGCACTTTTGCGGATGCCTATGCCCAATGGAAAGCACAGCCCAAGTTTGACAAGCTCAGCACTGACATGAAAAAGGGTTATGAGCTGGCCTATGCAAAGGCTGCGCCGCTGTATGACCGACAGCTCCGGGACTTAAAAGCCGCAGACTATCAACAGGTGATTGACCAGATGGTGGAAAAGGGCCTCTCCCGCAGCTCCTGCGAAAAGCAGCGCACACTTTTCAGCCAGATCTGCGAGTGGGCAATGGCTCAGGACATCATAAACAAAAACTATGCCATGCTCTTGCAGCTCCCAGCGGCTACAGGCAAGGCAGAGCGCACATTGACCGCTCAAGAGATAGAGCAGATAAGCAGCCGACAAGACGACCCGAAGCTTGGGCAGACAGCACAAATCGCAATGGTGCTGCTCTACACCGGTATGCGTATCGATGAGCTGCTATCCATGCGCTGCGACGATGTGCATCTAAAAGAGCGGTATATGCAGGGCGGCGAGAAGACCGAGGCGGGCAAAAACCGCATTATCCCTATTTTGGACCCAATTTACAAAATCATTGCCTTTTGGATGCTTGACAGCGGCTGTGAGTGGCTGATACCGTCCAAAGCCGGTACAAAACTGGACAAGCGCAACGTGGCTACAAAGTTTCGGGCCTTGATGCAGGAGTGCCACATAGAGGGAGTGCATCCGCATACGCTGCGCCACACGGCCAGCAGCAAGATGGTGGAGTGCGGCCTGGAAAAGACCGCCGTGCAGGCCATCTTGGGCCACAAAAATTTCTCCACCACGGCCAACAAGTACGTCTCCCACAATGACCCGGATTATCTGTTGCAGGAAATGCGAAAGATGAAGTATTGATTTGTTAGATTGTTTGTTAGATTGTCACGTTCATTCAGGAGATTTTAAGGTATTTCAAGCAAAAAGAAAAACGCACAGACGATTTGTTTTTATCGTTCGTGCGTTTATTTTTGGAGCTGGTGACAGGAGTTGAACCTGCAACCCACTGATTACAAATCAGTTTTATTTTACGTTTTATCGAGAATAAAGTCAAATTTGTTAGTCACGCGTTAGCTTATCAAACTTAAAAATTCAGCTTTTCAAGTTTTGTCTGTATGTAAAAATAACACATTTTGTGTCGTTTTACAATGCGGTTATCTTCCGCATGACCAGCTCATACTCTTTCGGGTATGCAAGCTTTATAGCGCTCATGTGCTCATCAAGCACTTCCATCAAGCCGCCAAAAGGCGCGGCGCTGGCCGCTTCCACGAACTCGCTTTGTAGATTTGCTTTTGTGGAGTATGCCGCCGGGTAAGACGTGGAAGGCAGCGCTTGAGTCTGCATTTCTGCCGGTGCTTGCTTTTCTTCCAACTCATTTCTCACAGTGCAGAGGGCAGCAAGCTTCTCCACGCTCTGCCAGTCCGTCGAGCCGAATTTAAGCTTGTGGATGTGGTCATTGATCTCGTCGATGTCCATACTTGCCGCCCTCCTCCCTTATGCGTTGCGCAAGATGTCAGCAGCCCGCTTGTAGGCGTCACGCTCTGCGCCAGTAGCTTCCTGCATCATGTCCTCGATGTCGGAGATCATGCGCTCACGGCCATCCGTGCGGGAATAGTGCCCGCGCACATAGTGACGGCCACGGTTGGCGTAGCTGCTGCCCCGGTTGTAGCCGTTTCCGGCGTCGCGGTTGAAGGATCCGCGCATGTCAGCTTCCCACTCGCCCGCACGGCTGTACTCGCCGCCCTCACAGTAATCCTCAATGCGGTGGATGTCCAAAATGATGTCCACGATCTCGCCGATCATCTCAACATCGCCCGGGGATCGGTTCTTTTTGTCGGTCAGCTCCATGAGCTCGTCGCACATTTCATCCTTCAGATGATTCAGTTTATCTAGCATGACTTTATCTCCTTTCTTATGCTACCCGCTCAACGATCAGATTGCTGTTTGCAATGCTGACTGCCTGCGTACTGGTGTTTTTAACCGCCACGGTCACGCAGCAGCCGCGCGGCACCTCAATGAAAGCGGCCACGAAAACATTGAAGTAATTTTCGACTGCCGCCGGGGTGACAATCGCGGTCGCGCTGGTCAGCGACTCACCGCCGACAGCCAGCGCCACGGAAACGGATCCCACAGTGCCGCCGGTGGGAATGGCGATATTGCCGCCAAAGCTTACCTTGAAGCGCGCTTTGCATTGATTGGTCAGACCCCGCAAGGTCACAAGGCCGCTGCCGGCACGGTGCACAATGCAAGCAGGGGCTTTCACCGCGGTCTCGGTCAGGGGAAGGCTTTCGCCCGCCGCCACACTGACGGTGTTGGAGTTGCTAAATTCAGCCATTTTATCGGCTCCTTTCATAGAAAAACGCCGGGGCTTTTGCCCCGGCGCTCTGGTTTGCAAAATCAGCTCAGGGGCTGAACAGACTGCAATTTGCAGTCAGTTGCCGTGATTTGGTTATGCGCAGCTGCCGCAGCCGGTCCCACAACCATAGTAAATGGCGTTGGGGTTGGGCACCTGATAGGCGGGCACGGGAACCTTCTGCTGCAGAGTCCCGATGATCTGGTTGGTCTGCGCGTTCATCGCGGTGGTCAGAAGCGCGCTCTGGCGATCCTGAGAAGCAGCCCGGCGCAGCTCGTTGTTCTCGCTCTGCAGGGTGGCGATCTTATCATTGGTCAGGAAGTCGAGCACCGCGCGGGTGTTGCTGTTCTGATTCTCGATGATGTCCCGGGTGTTGTTGTTCATGGCGTTCTGCGTTGCGCAGAAGCCCTGCTGCATCTGGTTCCGGGTGTCGCACTCCTGAGTGGCCAGATTGTAGTTGACGCCCTGAATGGCGGTCTGGGTCTTGCAGCAGCAGTCTGCCAGCTGTGTAGCCAGAGCATTCTGCCCCTGCATCAGCGCGACATTGGTACCGTTGAATCCCTGCTGCATGGCGTTCGTGACACCGTTCAAGCCCTGCTGCGCGCCGTTGAAGCCCTGAAGCATCCCGGTGTTCATGGCATAGAAGCCATCGCACAAGCCGCTTTCCAGCCCGTTCAGCTTGTTCATGACGCTCTGGTTGTCGAAGCCGCGCTGCAGGTCCGCCTGTGTTACGGCGCTGGTCATATAAGGCGAAGCGCCGCCCATGCCCATGCCGCCGCCCCAGCCAAAGCCGCCCATGCCGCCCCAGCCGAACATGCCGAAAATCAGGAAGAGGACGATCCAGCCCATCCAGTCGCCGCCCCAGCCGTTAAAGCCGTTGCTGTAACCGTTTGCGGGCTGTACCGGCATGGTCAGAACCGTGCTATCAGAAGAAAGAGACATAGTTTTACTCCTTTACGTTAGATTTTTGAATTTATTCTAAATGCGGCCGCATTTCAGAATCCAAACATATTTTTCATGCCGTTGAGCATCGGCGCGATCTGCTGCGCCCGCTGCTGAATGGCGTTGAGCTGCTGTTGTGAGAGCTGCCCGGAGGTGAGCATCTGGTTTATCATCTCCTGCGGATTCTTGCCCTGCATCTGGCCCATAAACTGCTGAAACTGCCCACCAATGGGGTTCTGAGTCTGTCGGCCCATCGAATTAAACAAGCTGCTGCCCATCGTTTAACCCTCCTTTTCCGGCTCAGGTGCTTCTTGCTTTTCCAGCGCCGCCAGCTTTGCCGCCAGCGCTTCAAATTCTTTGCGGGTGACATACTCCCCGCCTGCAGCTTGCGTGGCCGAAATCGACGCTTTGGGGCCGCTGGTGCGCTCCTTGTAATCGTAAATGCGAAGCGGGAACGGCCTGCCGTCCTGTCCAACTTCTTTGATGTAAAAGGTATCGGAATCGGCATCCAGCAAAAGCACCCGGCTCCCGTTGGCGACCAGATAGCCGCGGGCTGCCGCTTCACCCTGCACCCAGATAAAGCCGCTGTCAGTCGGTGCGGCCTGCCCCTGCATTGTCGGCATCATGACGGGCTGGGGCTGGTACTGTGCCGCCCTGAGCTGTTCAAGCTGTCCTTGCGGCTGTTGCGGGTAATACACTTGCGGGTATCCGTTATAAATTGGCATCGTTTTCCTCCTTGTACCAGTAGTAGATCGGGCATTCCGCGCCACTGTCCCAGCTGTCCCACCACGCGCCGTCGATGACTGCCAGAACGTGCCCGGAGCAGCCCAGCACATACACGCCGCGCGGATACTCCCGGGCAAAATCTGCCACGGTGTAACAGGTGGTGCAGTCTGCTTCCACCAAACGGCGCTTGAACCCGCGTTTTTGGAGGTATGCGCCCCATGTGCGGTTAGCGCTGGGCATATCGCCGAGGGCGTAGCCGGTGAGCGCCAGCGCAATATACGCCTGCTCCCAGCTCCGGCCGGTGGCCGCTGCTACCGCCCGCACAGCACAGTCTCCGACGCTGCTCCCGTGGGGGTTTGGGTTAAACCTGTGCCACATGGCGCTCCTCTCCCTTTGCGCCCATAGTACCTTTTCTACCGAATCCGTGCGTTAAACGAACGTCAAACGAAGGACAAAAAAGAAAAGCGCCCACACGGTATTACACCGCGTGAGCGCTTAATTTTTCAGCTATTCTATTTTACAGATTCTTGATTTGTTCTAGCAATGCAGCCCGCCGAACTTCCGTCTCTGCATCCCCCGGCGACGCTTCTGGCTCTTCCGGCACGGGGTGGGCGTCAATATAGTCCCGTACCGCCTGCTGTAAAACGGCGTTCGAGGTCGTATCTTCTGCCGCACAAGCTGCTTTGAACTTGTCAGCAACTTCCTTCCTCACCTTGCAGGCCAGCACCGTCATGTTCTCTTTGTCCCATTTTGCGTTTGCTCTCTTTTGAGATTCCGAAGTCATGCTTTTACCTCCTTTCAATTTGCGGGATAACTTCCCGATGCTATTATATCACACCTTCTACACTGTTTACACCATAAAATTAAACAAAATTATGCGGTAAACATTATACAATGTGACAATTTACATATGCTGTAAACCGTATTATAATAGATGCATTGAAGCGAGGTGAACAAAAAAAGAAAATCCGCAAGCTGTCTGCTCCAAAACTTTCAGCTTACGGATTCCAACCACCAGAGGTTACCCTTTGGTAAAGCTATTATACCAAAGTCGGCGACCTCTTACAAGAGAATAAGAGGTATTTTATCATGCAACTGACCAAAATTTCGACCGTTGACGTGGATGATTTGGACTTACTGGCCGGAGAGTTGGAACACGCCATCGACTTGCTGACTGTCTTTTCCAACTGGTTCGAGGTATCGCACAAGACGGACGACAGGCCGAGAGAGCGTACAGACAAGGCTCTGGAACAGTCGTGGATTGAAGCACCCATGTATATGTCCGTGCTTCGCTCTGCGGTAGGCTCTGTCAATGGTGTAATCAGCAATTTGGATTCTGCTATCAATGAAGAGCTGGCAACGGAGGTGAGCGCATGAGTGATATTATTCTTTCCACCCAGAACGGGCAGGCCGTGGTGTCCAGCCGGGAAGTGGCGGAGCGTTTTGGCAAGAACCACAAAGATGTTCTCCGCGCTATTAAGAATCTGGCGGCGCAAAATTGCGCCACCAAATCAATGTTTTACGAAACCACGTTTGAAAACCGAGGAAAGCTGTACCCCATGTACTTGATGAACCGCGACGGGTTCTCCTTGCTCACCTTTGGTTTTACTGGTGATGAAGCGCTTGACTGGAAATTGAAGTACATCCAAGCCTTTAACGAGATGGAGAAGAAGCTGACCACGCCCGAACCTGAACCGCCGGAGCTGGCACTTTCCAAAGCGCTGGTTATAGCGCAAGGCATCATTGCGAGGGAACAGGAGCGCTCTAAGCAGCTCGAAAAGGAAAACGCCAAGCTCAAGCCAGCCGCCGAGTACGCCCATAATATGCTTTTGAGTGATGAAACGCTTACCGTGACGCAGATCGCGCTCAACTTTGGCATGACCGCCAACAAGCTCAACAAATTGCTGGAAGAATGGGGCATCCAGAAGAAGGTCAACAAACAGTGGATACCAAAGCGAAAGTACATCGACAAGGGTTATACAGTGAGTATTCCTGTTGAGGTAGGCAACGGCGAGACCAAAGAGAACACCCGCTGGAACCGCACCGGACAGGCATTTATCTACAAGCAGATGCACGACCATGGCTATTTGACCGTGAAGGAACAGGCAGAGCAGAAAGCGAAGGAACGCAAGGTACTTGCCGTCCCTGCTGAACAGCCCGCATAAAAATACCCCCGATGCTCCAAACGGAACATCGGGGGTTTGCTTTACTCAAAAACTTTCGCAATGCCGTCCAGCCGGGCCGAAACCGACTGGCGACAGTAGTGGACCTGTGCTGCAATGTCCGGCAGCGGGAGCCGCTCAACGTACCGTAAAAGAGCTATCTTTCGGTCTACCCTCCCAAGCGGTGCGCTTTTGATAGCGGCGATCATCTGCTGTCGGTCAAGTCCTTGCAGCGCAGCGGGCAGCACTATGCGAGCCGCCGCCACGGGCAGCACCGAGCCAGAAAGGCTGTGGCAACTGTCCGACGTTGCGCACTCGAGCGGTCACGGCACGGTAATGCCCCATCTTGCCGCCGTTGGCAAAATTGTCACGCACTGCGGGCCATAAAATCGGGTATGCGCGCTGGTCGTAGTAATAGCGCGACGGTTGCTCGTATGTAGTGCTTGCCATGATAACCTCCTTACTGCTGCGTGATGCAGCGATTGGTCAGCTTGCCGTACACATCCTCGTATAGTTCCTGCTTGTCGCCGTTGTAGGTGTACTCGGCATAGATGCCGTCACCGCTTACGGTGGTAGACAACAGCGCCTTGTAGTTCTGGAGCGTCTTGCAAGCCCAGACCACAAAGACGTTTTCGAGGGTGATTTTGGTCTCGCGGTGCGCGTTGTACCACTCAACCAGTGCGTTTTTGCACACGCTTTCGTATTCTGCCATACCGGTAATAATCATAGTATGCATCCTCCTTACTGCTTTTGCAGCGCTGCTCTTGCCCGGTCAAAGAAAAACTGAATCACTTTGCTCATGGTCTCTTCTGTGATGGCCCAGCTGATCAGCTTGCCCCACCGGCTATTGTCCAGATAGTGGCGCAGCATCTTGACGCACCACGCCTTGCGCTCTGCGCCGCGCTTGGTGCCCTGAATCTCGTGCTCCGCCTGAGTGATGAGGTTGAGCACCAGATTTTTGACTGCTGCGCCGTAGCCCAGACGGATAAGCCCCAGCGCAAGCGACACAGCGCCCACAACGATGAGCACTAGCGCCAGCCACGAGGGCAGCGGGGCGAGAATGGTGTTAAGGATGGTTTCCATGTGTTACTCTCCTCTCTCTTTTTCGAGGTCTTCGATGCGGTGGTTTGCCACTTTGATCTGCTCTTCCAATACCGGTACGCGCTTGGCGAAGTTGTTGTGCTCCCGGACTTCGCGGGTCAGCTCGTCCAGCTTAGTATCGGTAATGGCCTGCTGTTTTTCCAGCTTGGCGTCCATGTTTTGAGCGGTCATGATGTTAGAGATAAGCACGCCGCTCAAGCTCAGGCCACCAGTGATGAGTGCTACGATGATCGCGTCGCTCATGCGCCCTCCCGGAGACGGGTCAGGCCCTTCTTTCTGATGATGCGGGGGTAGTTGAGGGTAGTGACGTTGAGGTCTACGTTGCCGGAGATGCCCGGCACGCTGCCCTTGCTGGTGTGCTGGTGCGCATTGTACTTAAAGCTCACTTTGGGGGCCTTTCCGGTGTAATCGGCCAGCCAGACGTCGTAAGGCTTGAGCGCTGCGCCGCCCATATAAAGGCGGGAGTTGGCAAAGCTGGTATAGGTGTAGAGCTGAGCGTAAAAGCCCATTGCCTCGATACGGGCCAGCGCATAAGCCGTCAGGTCGGTGAGGGCCTGCTTGCCCAGTTGCTTGAGCTTATTGTCCTCTACGTCTACAGCCACCGGAAGGGTCAGCTCTTTCCCCCGCAGAGCTTCGGCCAGAAGGGACAGCTCCTTATCTGCGCCGGTGCGGCTGATGGCGTAGGTGTAGTAATAGACGCCCACGTCCAGCCCGGCAGCTTTGGCGTTGCGGTAGTTGGTTTCAAAGGTGGGGTCGATATACAGGCCGTCTGCCCGCTTGGAGAGCTTTTTGTTGGTGGATACCGTCTTGAGCATGACGCCCTTGTAGCCAGCCGCTTTGACCTTGCGCCAGCCGTCGAGGGTAATTTTGCCCTGATACCGGCTCACGTCGAGATAGCGGTAGGGCGGGGCTCCCTCCCAGCCGGGAGGAGCGGAAGCTTTGGTGTCCACAGTGGACACCTCGGGAGAGGCATCTGCGGAGGGGCGGGAAGGGCCGAAAAGGCCCGCAAAGAGGTTGCTCAAAAACTCAAAAAAGCCCATACGACACGTCCTTTCTCAGGCGTTGCTTTCGCCTACGATTTCCTCAAAGCCGCTCTTGACGAGGATGTCCTTCACCTTCGGCTTCAGCAGACGGGGGCAGCGCTCATACAGAGCCTTTGCCTCCTCCACAGTCTCAGCGGACATGATTTCCTGTGCCCATAACATCGCCATCATAAGTACCATCCTTTCGATTTTTTGTGTGATTTTATGCATAGACAATCTCCGACATTTCCATCAGACATTGTGTGAGCATCTCGTTCTTCTCCTGAAGCTCTGCGATTTTCTCGGAGTCAGTCTTCTCGACAGGCTCCGCCCAATCCAGATACTTTTCGGGAGCAGCTCGTACCTTCTCAAGGTCGATTTTGCTTTCATCGGCCACGATTTCCCGGTAGTCGCATTCCCACACCTGCTGTACGGGTTGAGATTCGTCATACTGCCGTTCCATCCACTGGCCGTTGACACAGATAAAGATATACAGCGTATGGCCGTCACGCACAGACCGAACGGCGGGCTGCTCTGCATCGAAGTTTGCTTTCATGTGCAACAACTCCTTTCGCTTTATAATTGTCTCATGCCACCTTGCTTTCAGTGGGACTTCCCCCTCTGCCACAAGCGGCATTCACCCCCGGCGCAAGGTGTCAATCGGCGGCCAAGAAATACCAGCCCCCGCCCCCAAGCCAGTTCCAGCAAGCCACACACGAAGCGCCAGCAGCCGACCCGCTCCCGAGAAGACCGCCTTGCAAGTATTCGCGTAGGGTATTCTTGCTTGCGTTTCCGCCGCCATAGATGCGGTCGCCGACGCCTGTTTTATCTCCGGAGCCTTGCGTTGCAGGCCATGTTACGCAGGTCTCGGGGTCAAAGCCGATGTCTCCAATCCACCAGTCGCCTGCAGGGAAGCTGCCGGCTTTCTTGTAGCTCGCCAGAATCTCGGCGTCAGTCTTAGTATGCGCTACGCCAGCAGGACAGACATATACGTCCTTGCCGCTACTGTCGTCATAGGCGACTACCACATCACTGAGCGCTTCATAGCCGCCCACAGCATACTCGATACCCTGCACGCGGTAGGGATGCTTAGAATCCGTGTTGCTGACAGGACTGCCATCATGGTGGCCGATGACCGCGTCCGTTGTGCCGCTATGCCAGTGCATTGTAGACAAAGTGATAGAAGCACTCAGAGTATCAGACAAGGAGATAGGCATGGTATCAAAAGCGTCGCAGTCCAGATACACAGCGCTGGTCGTATCATCGAGAGGCTCAATTTTGAGAATTTTGGCTTCGTCTGCATACCGATGGATAGTTGCACCACTACGGTCATTATTGACAGTGCCGTCGCTGCTCTTAGAACCGTATCCAACAGAAACCCGGCTTCCGACCAGCAAGTTCTTTGCCTGCGCCGCTGTGACAGGGAAGTATGTAAGCTTCTCGCTTCGCTGTACAGCTGCGGGATACTGGAGACTATAGCCCGTGCATCCTGCATACTTCTCCTGACTGGACTTCACCGCGTACTTGATAGAATTGAACAGGATCTGCCATGCGACTTTCTCGCCGCCTGCGCCCTTATAGCCAGCGCCCTTCTTGCCGTAGTCTGTAATCAGACTGTTATGCGACTGGTTGCGTGCCGGAACGAGGTCATATACGCTTCGCAGCAGACCATCCTCGCCCACGCCACTGAAGAACTTCGAGTGAATGACGTAGGGATATACGGTGTCGCCAGACTTGGCAGCGGCCCACGGGGTAAATCCATCACGGGGAGAATCGGTGATAGACCACAGGATATAATCCGGGTCACTGTCGTCCCATCTGACGTAAGGAGTCATCTGGATAACGCCCACGTCCACAGTGCCAGTCTTGCGGTAATCGTCGCTCAGATGCTCGATAGCTGTAGGGTAGGCGTGGCCAGAGGCATCCCTCTTGTAGTTGCAGTTGTACCACTTGAAAAGGGGAATGTCGGCATAATCATCCCGCCCCTCGACAGTGTCGGTAGAAGGTTCGCACACAAGGCCCACGTTGTCGTCCAACTTCTCACAGTTGACGGTGGGGTTCGTGGCAAATCGCGGCATTTTCACCGTGTAGACTTTGCCAGTGCGGGGGAGCTTAAAGAGCACATCAACGGCGATGTCCAGCGCACTCGCGGTGGGGATGCCAAAGTTCAGCACAGCATTGTGCTCATCGCCAGAGTTTGTGACGGTCGGAGCGGCACCAGCGCCAAGGCCGGTCACGGTACCGACTGCGACAGTGGCGGCAGGGCCAGCCGGACCCGTGTTGCCAGTCTCTCCTTTTTCGCCCTGCGGGCCAACGTCACCTTTTTCACCTTGCACGCCCTGTGCACCCTGCGGCCCAATCTCGCCCTTGGGCCCAGTGGCGCCCGTAGCACCCGTGGGGCCTTGAGGGCCTTGATCACCCTGAGGGCCGACCGGGCCGATGGGGCCAGTGTCGCCCTTGTCACCCTTCTCGCCTTTGAAGTTTCCGTTTGCAATGCCGTCCTTCAGCTCTTGCAGACTATCAGCGGCTTCCTGAGCGCTCTGGCTGGCACTGCCTGCACTGGTGGCGGCTTCACTGGCGGCGGTCTGGGCGGCTTCTGTAGAGGCTTTCACCTGCCGGAGAGCCTTGTCCCGGGCCGTATCCACTGCCTGCGTGGCGGCAGTCTGCTTGTCACCGATGGCTTTCAGTGCGTCCTCTTTGGCGGTGATGGTGTCAGAAAGGGCCTGCTCGGCCTTTTGGGCAGATGCCCCGGCCCGCTCTGCCGCGTCCAGTGCTTCCGTTTTGGACTGTTCCGCAGATGCTGCCGATTCCTTCACGGCATCCACAAAAGCCTGCCATGCAGGCGTTCCCGGTTCCGGCTCTGTGCCGTCCCCCGTGCCGGAGTTTGCAGCCACCCGGTAGCGCAGGTCAGCGCTGGTCACGGTCTTGGCACCGTCGCTGCCCTCAAAGGTGATACAGCCGTTGCCCGGCTGTGCGGTCACGCTGGCAGGCACGTCCACATAGCCGCCCACCACCAGCGAGGAAGGCGGGTCTTTGCTGTCCGGAACGTGCCAGAAGCAGCGGATAGCCAGCCCTTCCCACTCGCCGGAAGCGGTGACAGCAAGGCGGTACACGCCTCGGTTCTTGGTGTAGCCGAAGCGCAGCATCTGCTCATAGCCTGCCAGCTTTGCAGCGCCGTTGGAGGCAAGAGATACGCTAAGTTCGATCATAAGCTTTACTCCTTTTCCAGTTCCAGCAGCTCCAGCAGCTTACTACTCATCATAGTCCTCCTCCGTGATCTCTTTGTACTGCTCTGCGGTGATCTCCCCCTCGGCCACCCGCTTGGCCAGTTCCGCTTTCACCCTTGCCCGGCGGCTTGCGGGCATCTCTGCCCATTCCTTGGTACCGGCAATCAACCTGTTTGCCCAGATTTTATCCATATGCTACCTCCTTACTTATTGATAGCGGCGTCCAGCTCGCACAGTGAGTCCTCGATAGTCGCCAGCCGCTCCTGTGATGCCATGTCCTGCTCACACAGGGCGTCTTCAACCTCCGCCACGAGGCCGGGCAGCTCCTTGAGCTTCTGCTCCTCTGCCAGCTTCCGGTGGAGTTCCTTCAGGCTCTTATCCATTTTGTGCAGACTCATCCGATAACACCTCCGATCATGGTGATATTGCCGCCGACGCCGCTCTCGCCCCGGGTGATCGTCACCTTGTAGTTAAAGGCCGCTCCCTTGGCGGCGGTCTTGTTGGTAAAGGCGTGGTGTGCAAAGGCCCGGCTCTCGCCGCGCTGGATGTCGGTGCAGATTTCCCACACGGGGGCATCGTCCAGTGCGTTATTGGTCATCTCCACGCTGAGGCTCATATCTGCCGGGAAACTGCCCTCGATCGTCAGCGCAGCCACGGTGATGGTGTCGTCCGCCGTCAGGGGGGCAGTCAGGCTCACCTTGGCGCCGGTGACGTTTTTGGTAAAGGTCGCCGCCCACTCTGTCGTGGTCTTTCCGTCGTTCGCTTCCAGAGTCAGGGTATTCGTGCCGTTAAGCATCTGCTGGAACAAGGCTTTCTCGCTCAGGCACTGTACCGTGAGTTCGGCGCCAGAGGCCACGTTCTCGCGGACGGCCAGCGCCACACCGTTCACCTTTTCGGTGATGGTCATGGGGTCTCCGTCGCCGTCGGTCACGGTGTAGGACAGTGCAAACGGCTCGTTCTTTTCGCCCAGCGCCACGCCGCTCTCGCCCACACCGGAAGTCACTTCCGGCGGCTGGTTTTCCGTGGCGAAGCCATCTTTGTCAATATACAGCGTCTCCGGCAAGGTGAAACATGGCAGATAGCCCCAGTTATTCTCATGCCCATATGTGGTACTAAAACGGCCCCAATGACTGCTATTTACGCCGCTGAGTGCAACTCCGTCATAATAATAATCATTATCAGAAGAGTCGTGGTGATAAGACACATTACTGCTCTGGGTTCTTGTCCAGATGTTGTTCCCGAAATCAGTAAAAATATTTTCCAGTCTCTTCCGGGCTGCCTCGGAGAGCAAAGTTCCTTCAGGTCTTGAAGATAAGTCGTACACACTTTCGCTTTCTGAAAGTGTGAAGATTGAGGTGCTGAACGTCTTCATGTGGGCTAAATATTTTGTTCCCCCCATCCAGCCCTTGACGTCAGCGGCAAACTTATGAAAATAAGTAGTGGTGAGCCAATCGTAGATGCTACAGGTGTACCCAGAATCCGTTATTCCCCATGCAATATTGACTCTTCTGCCAAACTCGCCGACGCTCGACCACGGGCCGCTTGTCGCCGGACTCTCCCGGCAGAACATCGTCCGCCCCTTGCCGTTCAGCCCCGATTCGTAGTTGTGGCACAGCGCGTAAAACTTGACTTTTGTGCTGCCTTCCATCAGGTAGACGTATCCGTCCCCGATGACTAAGTCTTTGATCTGCATTCAAATCCTCCTTCCTCAAAACTCCACCCGGCTCGCCGCCTTGTTCCACACACCCTCCAGAGCCACACCCTTCAGCGTGTCGAAAGCCGAAACAAAGCTGATGCCGCTCACGTCCATGCCCTGCACCATCTCCAACAGTTTGATGCGCACGCCAGTGGCCGCAGCGTCCGCCGCCGCGCCCGAGACGGTGAGGGTGGGGTCGGTTTCGATTTTAATGGCGTTGATACGGTCGCCCACCGCCGCTGCGTCCGCCGCTGCGCCCGAGACGGTCAGGGTTTTGTCGGTGGTGACACGTCCCTCGGTCTCCACGGCAAACCGTTCCGCCCGCTTGGCGGACTCCGCAGCGGCAGCTTTGGAGCTTTCGGCGGCCTCGGCCTGCTGCGTGGCAATGCCCGCCTGCTGTTCTGCGGTCTGAGCAGAGGTAGCGGCGGCTTTCTTGGCCTCGGCGGCAGTTTCGGCGCTGGCTGCGGCCTCCTCTGCCTTTTGGGTGGAGGCGGAGGCAAAGCCCTCCACATACTCAAGGCTCTCAGCCATAGCCTCCCGCACCTCGACGCCCCGCCTTGCCGTGCGGACGTCGTTGATGTTTTCTTCGAAAGTCTTGTTCACAGGTTCTTTACCTCCGTAGGCTCGTCTTAGATGACGTCCTCATCAAAATAAAAATCGTCCCACAGCCAGTCTGCACCCGCGTAGGCGGAGGCATTGTGCTTGTAGGGATTGCACACGTGTATTATTTTGCGCCGTTCAGATACCCCGCTGCGCTTAGGGACATACTGTAAGCTAGCGAGGCCTTGTGGCTGCTGAGGGCCTGCAAGTCCGAGATGGAGTAGAAGCTCGTCCCGAAGGTAAAACGCTTCTTTTGCGGCGCGTCCAGCGGCTCAACCACCTTAGAAAGCAGGAGCAGTGTATCAAGGCCGTGGGGCTTCGAGATAACGCGGGTCTTTTTCATCCAGCCCAGACGCTCTACGTCGATACCGGCATCATGCAGGTCAACAGCGCTCACCTCGATGCCCTCAAGATAGCGCTGCTGGCATCTTCGAAGCTCCTCGTTCGCAGCGTCCAGCAACTTTTGATTTGTGGACGCCTTGCCGTCGAGGACGATGACTTTGGTGATAACGCCGTAGACTTTTTGAGCTTTGAAGTCGTAGGCTGTCTGGCTGATGGTCTTCGTGCTCTTGAAGATCCACCAGCCCTTTGACTTGTAACCCACCGCGATGACCTGTGTGACGATGTCCTCGGCCTTGACATAACTGGTCAAATCTAGCATATTGACGCCAAACTCTACAGGCTGCGGGTTCGTTTCCGTGATGCCGTCATCGGCCAGATAGTCCAGATACCGGGTCTTTCCGTCGTCAGAGTAGCGCACGGCAAAATAGCCGCCGTACACGTCCGTCAGTTCGGATTGCAGGATGTCCCACGTGGTGCCGAAGTTTTTGCCATCGCCAAAATCGAGGGCCTCGTTGGTCGAGGCGTCGAAGTCGTGCAGATAGTAACCCGTGCAGGTCGACCATCTTCCCGCGCTGGAGTCATAGAGCTGAATCGCTCCATCATCGGTCAGTCTCCAGCTTGTCAGCGGGGTGGTGTCGACGGTGTAGATGTATTTCGAATCTTTCTGCACAGTACTCAGTGAGTAGAAATTGCCGTTTTTGTAGGCCACGTTTCGCTCCACTGTATAGGTCTCGACATAGGAAGGGCTGCTAGGGTCACGGCCATCATTAGAGACAATGCGTATCACATTGCCTCCGTTAATGTACCCAGCTGGGAGATTATAGTCACTTGCTGTATTACATAGCCATCTTCCGTCAGCGTCCTCTAGCCAATAGTCGACTTCGTCGTCGCTGTCTCTATGGTATTTTGCTACGCACCCGCGCATGTAGACCGTCTGAAAGCTCTCCTGTGGGCCATCCGCAAACACGTTTACGGTGCCGAGGGTAAAGCGCTTGTACCGGTCTGTCTGGCTGTTGTGGTTGCTGACGACCTTATCCAAAAATTCCTTGATGCTGATGTCCGTGTACTTGTATGGCACGAGCGAGCTGTCGTTGAAGTAGGCAAGCTCCCCTTCGCAGTACACCTTTTGCCGCAGATAAAAATCCATCTCGTGGCTCATGACCCGTCCACGCCATAGGGTCTTGCCGTCCTGCTCTACCTCCACGATAGTCTTAAGCTTTTGCAGCGCAGAGTGGGCGATGTTGCCCAACGGGATGGTAAACTCAAGGCTGCCTGCTTTGCCCGCCTCTCGGGTAAGAGTGGGGGAGATGAGCATGGTGGCCGCGGTGCGCAGGTCTTTCGCCGCAGGGTCGTAGATGCACGCTTTGGTGTCCCACTCGCCTACGGCGGTCTGCGTACCGGCATAGATTTTGTAGCTCACAGGCTTTTCACCTCCGTCGGCGTGTCATAGATGGTGTCTTCTTCGAAGCTGAAGGTGTCCCACAGCCAGTCAGTGCCCGCCTCTGCGGTGGTGTTGGTCTTATAGGGGTTGCAGATGCCGGTGATGGCGAAGACATTCTCCCACCGGTCGCGGCTTTGGGGTGCGACCGTCCAGAATCCCTCCCAGTACCATGCCGGGTCATCATCGAAAACGCATTTCAGCCATTGCCCTTGCAGCGCGTTCTCCAGCGTGCTCTGCACCTTGGGCCAAAGCCTTTTCGGCTTTACGCACTTGAGCGTGATGGTGATCTTGCGCTGGGTGTAGTGGACTTTGCCGTCCATCGACTTGGAAAGGTCTAAAATGCGGTCGCTGAAAGGCACTTTGACCAGAAGGCTTTCGTCCGGCTCTGCCGGGCCGACGGTTGTGCCGCCGACCACAAGGTAAAGCCCCCAGTCCTTGAGGGTGTGGTAATCTCCGATTTTGACGCCCTGTAATGCTGCCATTTAGCCTCCCCTCGCTTTCCGGGTCGAGCGAATGCCCAAGTCTCCATCAATGCCGTCCACAAGTGTCGGCTGCATCGCGCCGGCGAGAGCCTGCACTCCGTTGGCGTCGATGACCAGCGTGCCGGTGCCGATGGCGGGAAGATGCTCATCCAGCAAGTTGGAGATGCGCTGGAGCACACTGAGCTGCTGTCTGCCGGTGGTGTCCTGCTGGCCGCTGCTGAAGGGCGACGCCGTGAGACCCTTGTAGCGGTTGAACTGGTCGGCACGGTAAGAAAACTCCGCCAGCGAGTCGTACACAGGGGTCTTGCTGAAAGGGCTTTCGTAGTTGTTCGTGAGCTTCTCGCCCTTGTTCTTCGACCACGCAGACAGCGCAGCGCCGCCCACAAGGGCCGTCAGGCCGAGGATGACCGCCACCACCGGGTTTGATACAATGAAGCCCACAATGCCGCTCAGAGCCTTTGTGATGGTGCCTGCCATATTGGTGAAGCTGCCAGCGATGCCCGCCAGCTTTGTGCCCACGCCTCCGGAGGCGTTCAGACCGTCAAGAATCTGGGAAAAACTCTTGACGGCTGTGCCTGCCTCGGTAGCACCCTCGGCGATGCCGTCGCCAAAAAGCGCCTTGATGGTGTCTTTCGCCGCGCTCAGACCGCCTCCGGAGTAGCTGTCATTTACCGCCGTGAGGGCGTCTGTCAGCCACTTGGAAATGATGTTTCGCTGCTCCTGCGTGACCTCGCCCCACACCAGCTTTGCAAAGTCTGTGGCGAGGCCCGACCGGTTGCCGTTTTTGAGGTCAGAGATCGTGCTTTGCAGCGTCCCCATGATGCCGCTCTTCCATTTGCTCTGTGCCTCGCTGAGCTGATTGTCGATGCGTTTCTGCATCTCAGAGACAGACAAAACCACCTTGTCACAGGTCTGCGTGGTCGTGGTCGTCACTTTTCCGGCCGCATCGGTCACGTTTTTTGTGATTTTCTTGATGGTCTTTTCTGTGCCGTCCACTACCTCAGTCCACGAGTCCGTGATGGTCTGCACCGTCTCTTTGGTGGTGCCTTTCAGCTCCTTGGTGGTGCCGTCGTAGACGTTGTAGGTGTTGTCGGCGGTCTCGGTCACGCGCTGGATGCTGCCGACGATGTTGCCAGTACCGGCGAGGATCTCCTGCGAGGTCTCCTTGATGGTGTCGGCCAGCTTTTTGGTATCGGCGGCGACGTGCTTTTGGGTTGGAGTTGTGGTTGTGGTTGTGGTGGGCGAAGTGGTAATAGAGCTTTTGCCTTCACCGGAAGACTTTGCAGGGACCCAGCCGTCATTCTCGTCCCACACCATCCCAGCGTGAGATTTATCCCAGTCCTTTTCCCCCTGTTTTCTTGTCTGGTCAGCGTTAAATGCATTCCAGTACACAGCATCCCAGTCGCCACTAAAAAGCGAAATTTCGCCTTTTCTGAAGGAATCAGCAACAGCTTTCAGGCCCACAAGTGAGGACTTTGCCTTGTCGATCACACCGGAAAGTCCGGTTATCTCCCCGATAAGGCCCGTCCATCCGTCGGTTTTGTAGGCTTCCTGCGCGGCCACCGTCATATCATTAAGATCTGAGATGACCATGCCGATGCCGTTGGACAAATCGCCGGTCATAAGCCCGGCCAGCTGGCTCACGTTGTCCTTCAGGGTGGAAACGCGGCCGTTCATGGTCTGGCTCTGGGCATCCATGGCGTTGTAGTAGCGCCCGCCCTCTTCGCTGGCCGCGATAAGGGCCTCAGAAAGCAGATCGTAGCTGACCGTCATGTTCTGGACATCCTGCACCGATTTGCCGGTGTAGTCCGCCAGAACCTGATAGATATTGATGCCTGCGTAGGCAAACTGCTTGATGTCTACAGCCGTTGCTTTGCCCACGTTGGCGATCTGCTGCAAGTTGCCCGCCATACGGGACAGCTCTACATTGCCGCCGCCAGTGGCCGAGACAGCATCGCCCAGCGCCATAATGACCTTACGGGAATACCCGGCATTTTCGCCGGCGCTGATAAGCAGCTGGTTTGCCTCGGTAAGCGATGCCACATCAAAAGGTGTGCGGGCGGCGTCCTCCTGAATGGCTTTCATGGCCTCGTTTGCGGCCTCTGCGCTGCCCAGCATATTGGTAAAGCCGGTGGTGTACTTCTCAATCTGGGCGTTGTACTCGATGCCTGTCTGGACAAATCCCACAGCAGCATCAAGCGCTTTGCTTGCCAAAGTGGTCAAAACATCGCCCAGAATCTGCCCTTTTGCAATAGAGCCTGCAAGGCTGCTTTCGGTATTTCGGGTCGAGTCGCCGAAGCTGTTCATGTACCCTTCCGCAGTCTTTAGCCCCTGTGCCGTGGTATTGAGTTGGGCCTGAGCTTCTTTCAGCTTCTGGGCAAATTCTTTGGTTTTTTTGGAGGTTTCCCCGGTCTCTTCCCGTGATTTCTGGTAGGCTGCCGTAAGGTGAATGACCTCACTGTACAGCCGGTTATAATCCTTCATCATGGTGGAGACAGCGGCCTTAGTCTGAGACTTCGCCTCTTCCACGCCCTGCCGGTAGGCGCTGTCGTCCAGCCCGAGGGTGGCGCTCAATTCAAAAAGTTTCAGGTTTCCTCACCCCCATTCAAGCCATTTTTGATTCTCTGTATCACTTCTTCGGCGCTTTGCTGCGGTTCTAAGGGGCGGGGGTCGATGATTCCCGCCACCCGGTCAGTCCAGCGCTCTTCTACGCCTGCGAAGCTTGCCAGCGTGTCCGTCATGTATGCCCGGTAGCTCAAAGCAATAGCCTCTTGCCGCCGGGCGTTCATGATGTGCTGGACGATGTAGGGCTTGCCGACGAGCCGCAGCATATCGAGCCGAATGGACGAAGTCAGGCGCCGATACTCGTCTGGCCCAGCTTCACCAACGATAACAAAAAATCCAGCACGTCCTTGTCCTCGATGGTGGCAGTAATAACGCGCAGGGTCTTGAACGGCGTCATAGTCTCTGGCTTGCCGTCCTCGTCCACGTCCGGCTCATAGAGCAGCGGAAGCAGCTTGGCGGTAGCCTCAGCGTTCTCAAAGAGCAGGCTTTTCGCCATTGCTTTGAGATTTTTTCGGCTCTGCTCTTCCCTCTTCTGCTTCTTTTCTTCCTCGGTCTCGCTGCCGTTGAAAACCGGCACAACTTTGCGCAGATCCATGACTTTGGTCTTGGCCAGCAGGTCAGACACCGCGTCAGCGATGAGCCAGCAGCGCCGCAGGAACTCGGTCTCGTCCATCTGGTTCAGAGTTTTCATGTTGTAACCTCCTTATGCCGCAGCCTTCGGGCTGTAGTAGAACTCCATGGGCACCGCATCACTGCCCAGACGGGGGCAGCCGGTCAGGGTGACTGCAATGTTGCCCTTTCCCTTGTCGGTCGTCTTCAGGGTCAAACCGCCGGTGGAGAGTGCGTTCATCAGACGGACAGCCACATAGCCGTCGTCGATAGTGTCGCCAACCAACCAGATGTCCTTAAAGTCACCGGTATTTGCTGTCGGGTTCAGCGTCATGCGAGGGGCAACCTTCTTGTCGCTCACATCCGCAGCGCCCAACGCCAGCTTGATAACGTCCGTTGTGACGTTCAGGGCCGTAAAGGCCAGCGTGCAGTCGTAGCCATCAATCTGCATCAGCTCCGCGGTGTTCTTCTGGGCGTTGTCCACGTCCGCGCCCAGATCGGTGAAGTTTGCCTTGCAGGTCGCGGTGATGCCTCCGGATGTGGCGCAGATGATGTCTGCGTCCTGAATTTCGGTCGTGCCGGACGGGTCAAACTTGTTCAGCACGACGCCGGCATTGATCTGCATGGACTCGAACGCTTTCTGCGAAATTTTGGAAAATTTTCTTGCCATATTGCTCCTTTACTTACGGTATAAGCCGTGTAAGTTCAAAAATAAGGTATTCGCACAGATACCCTTCGGGCGTGTTGTCGAGCAGCTGCGCCCACGGGCTGCCTTTGCGCAAAAGAATAGCGCCGCCCTCGCATTCGATGGTCAAGCCATCTGCAAGGGCTGCGCTTATCTTGTCTTCGGTCTGTAAAATAGGTGCCCGGCCTTTGGCGCTTGGGTACCAAAGCCGGGCGTGGAAGGATGCCGTTTCGTTCCACCCGCCGGGAATTGTCGGCTGATAGGTCAGATACGGCAGTTCTGCGCCGGGAGGGATATTATCTTCCAGATAGCCGGGGATGTCAAAGCTATTAAAAAAGGCGTTCAGCGCCCGGTTGATGCTCTCAGACGGTCCCATTACGGCAGCACCGCCTTTTTGCACTTCACGGCCCGCAGGCCCATGCCGGATTCTTCCGGAGCGCTGCCCTCATCGGCTGCGCTCGTCACCTGAAAGGTCTGCCCGTCGCTCACCCGCTTGACGTAGTCCGGGAAAGCCAGCGGCACACCGGTGTTGACCAGCAGCGTATAGGTGGACGCTGTAGCCGCCTGCTCTGCAACCTGAGCCTCCACGGTGGTGTCGTGGCGCTCCACGGCCTCAAACTCGGGTCCGTCCTTCCAGCCGGAAACAAAGCCGCCCACGCCGTCCGGCTCATAGCTGCGGGTCTGAAAACGGTATTTTTTGGTAAAGCCCTGCATCACGGTGGACGCAGCGAACGGATTGACCATGTCACATCTTCCTCCACTGATTGATCTCGGTTTTATAGCGGGTCTTGCCGTCTGCAGGCAGGCCGTCCGTGCCTGTAGCCATCGTGCCGGACCACCCGGCAAAGGACTGGGACACATACACGCCGCCGGACGGGAGCGCCTTGTCGTATGCGTCGATTTTTTCGGCCAGTGCCACAAAATCAGGCGGCACGCGCATAGGCTGCACTGTGCCGTTAAAGGTCTCGGCGGTCAGATCGCCGTCCCCGGCCTTGTGCACGCCGTCATTGAAGATGGATCCGCACACGAGAAAATACTGTCCCGGCACTACCCCGGCGGGCACGGTGTCCGGCTCAAAGGCAAACTCCCCGGCAATGGGGTCGTCCGCCCGGTCAAAAAAATTGTGCGTGTAAACGCACAGCTCGGGGACGGTCATGCAAAGTCACCCCCTTGCAGGTTAGACCGATTCACCCGGGGTAATGGTCTGGACAGAAATGCCGTCCAGGTACTCGGCAAACAGGGTCATCCCCATGATGGCGAAGCTCTCAGAGACTGCGGTGTGGTAGTTGCCCTGAGTGTGGAAGCCGATGAGATTGCTTGCCTCGCCCGCGGTGGTGTAGACCAGACCGGCCTTGGAAAAGTCGCTGTCGGCGGGGTCAACGTAGTACAGGACGATGTTGTCCACCGGGGTTGCGATGACCTTTCCTCGCGCGATTTCGCCGCTGGAAAGCAGGAAGATGGTGTTGTAACCCATGAAGTCCTTGATGTACTGGAAGCCGAACTGGTTCTGGACGGTGATGTTGGCCGCACCCAGGTACTCGTACACATCCAGAATGTTGGCGAAGCCCACGACGCCGGTGACGGTGCGGTGCATGTTCTTGAACTTGTCCTCAACGCTGCCCTTGGCCATTGCCAGAGCCATCTGGAAGGTCTTAGGGGTGCCTTTTAGGGTGCCGGTGTTCAGGTACTTGTAGAAGCGGTCGGTGACGTTCGCGGTCAGCTGGTACAGGAACTCGTCATCGGTCTTCTGAACGGCGACATCGTAGCCGTACTTCTTGATGGCTTCCAGAGAGACGGCTTTGGCGAACTTTTCGACAGTAATGTCAGCATAGGTCTTTTCTTTGACGGTGAACTTGCTGTAGGGAATCTCCTCGCCCTCAGCAACAGTGCCGCTCTGAAGCGTACCCTCGGCGTACTTGCTCTTGAGGGTAGTGCCGGGCTGCATCCGAATGGGGCGCATGATGCCCATGATGTCGCGCAGATGCTGCCAGTTGCGCTGGAAGCGGGTGACGAAGTCGATTTCTCGGGGGTTGACGGTAATGTCAGTAGTTACGATAAGGTTTTCTTTTGCTGCCATGTGTCATTCCTTTCCGCCGGCCGTGAAAAGGTCGGCATTTGCAGCAATCGCGGCCTGACGTTCGCCAGCGTCCTTGATTGCAAAAATTTGGTCTTTAGTCATTTTGGAGCCGGTGTTGGTGGGCGGGGTGTCCACCTTTGCGCCGGTGGTCGTGGTTGTAGCCACAAAGTCGCCCCAGTCAGCCTTCAGGCTGTCGGCGTGTTTCTTTGCGTCCTTGACTTCGCCCTTTTCGTCCAACTCCAGCTTGTCGATGTCCTCGCCGGACAGTCGCACAACGCGGTCTGCGTACTTGTCCAGCACCCCGGCGGCCTTCAGCAGTTCCCGGAACTTGGCTTCCTTGGCTGCGTGGGTGTCTTTCTGTGTCTGCTGGGCTTTGTAGTCGGTCAGCGCCTTTTCAGCGGCTTCCTTGCCGCCGTTGGCTGCGTCGCGGTCTTTCTCGGCCTGTGTGCGGGCTGTTTTTTCTGCATCCAGCTGGTCTTTGAGTTCGTCTGTCTCCTTGTGCAGGGCGTCCAGAATGGCCTTGGCCTTGTCATCGTTGGAGGTTTCAGGGTTCTCCAGAATCGTGCGGATGTCAGCTCTTTTGAGTGCCATGTGATAGTCCTTTCTGCCCTTGCTCGGGCTGCCATGCTTGGCAATAAGGTTTATTTTGCCGGACGTGCTGCCGGCGTGGTGCCGCCTGTGGGGCTTGAACCCACGGCCCCCGGATTACAAATCCGGCGCTCTGCCAACCTGAGCTAAAGCGGCATATATTGGAATTTGGGTATAAAAAGAAGAAGCCCACAATGTGAGCTTCTTCCAAAAAAATTTACTTTTTTACCGGTTTTGTTAGTGCGTCTTCAATTCTCCATCCTCTCGAAATTCTTCCTTTTAGCGTTGAGCTGTCTATTTTATACTCTATCGCCCAATCTTTTAATACCTTGGTCTCTCCTTTATAAGTAATAAAAACGGATGTTCTTTTGTTTCTTGCCTGTTGCTTTGTTGTTGCCCATCTGCAATTTTCTGGTGAATAATCCTTATTAACATCTATTCTGTCAATCGTTAAATTTTCTTTATACCCCGATGATAACGCCCATTTATAGAAATTTTCAAATTCAAGCCACTCTTCACATACTTTGATTCCTCTGGATCCATAATCTCTATACGATCTGATTTTAGGATTTCTACACCTAGAAAGCATATTTGCCCACGTTTCATATATTCTAGTTCCGTGCTTCCCATGCTTTTTAGTAAATGGGTGCTTTTCTACATTTTTTCGTGAAGTTTCCTTTCTTAAGCATCCACAGCTTTTGGTATTTCCAGATACCAAATTGGTTCGATTTGCTTCTATAGTATTACCGCAGTCGCAAACACATTTCCATCTGGAACGTCCATTTCCCGGAACAAGCTCTATCGCAATTAATCTGCCAAATCTTTTCCCTTCAATATCTTTTTTAGCATCCATTGCTGACCCTCGCAATCTCCGATTCAAGAACTGCATCAACTTCCTTTTCCAGCCCGGTGAGGGATGCAAACAAGGCCGTCAGCATAGAGCTGTACATCGGGGCTTCGTTCCAAATCTGGCTCACAAGCTCGCTGGTGCGCTCCCGCTTGATCATATCGGTCTTGTGCGTTTCCTCAAACCAGTTGGCAAAGATGTTCAACAGGTCGTGCATTACTCGGAGTTCGCCAGAAACAGCATCCAGTTCAAGCTCCACTTTCGTGATTTTTGGTGTTTCCATTGCTAAAATACCTCTTATTCACTTGTAAGAGGTCGCCCAGTTTGGTATAATGGATTTACCAAAGGGAAACCTCTGGTGCTTTGCAAGCTCTCGCCCACCGACTACCAATCATCGGGCGAGAGCTTATTATTTTGTCAGGCGTTCGTACAACTCCTTTATGCCTTTGCGAATAACATCGGCTTTTGTTAAGCCAGTTTTTTCACAGCAGATATTCAACATACGAACTTCATCGTCAGACATTCTAATTCGTGTGTCATAGGTCTTAGGGTCTGATGTTGGCCGTCCTGTTCTAGGCGACATATAAATCACCTCACTTTTGTGTCACCATAATTATTATAACATTTGGTTACACAAAAGTCAATGATATATTTAGTTTTCCCGGTTTCCTTCTTCCACCGCGATCTCTCGCAGCTCGTCAATGTGATTCTCCACCGCCGGGCGGAGGAACGGGCGGGCTTTCATGCCACGGGTAAAGTGCCATTTGCCGTTGAAGTCCTTCCAGACCCACGGTGTTTTGCGTCCGTTGCCCTTCTCGGCAAAGATGCCCGTGCCAAGCTCAACATAGACGCTGTAAAAGAGATTGCTGCCGATGGTCACGGTCTTTTTTGCAAGGTCTACGGCGTAGGTCAGGCTCTGCTTGAGCGCGCCGCCCACGTAGCCCTCAATGCCCGTACTGTCTGCCGTGCCAGTAGGCACAAGCAGCTGGGCGTAGTCCTGCACCTTCATGCCCCAGATGGTCAGCACCCGCTCTGCCCACGAGTCCAGCGCCTCATGCAGCTGCGGGGTGTTGTCGGCGAATTTGATGTCATACTTAAAATCCATGCTATACTCCATGTATAACAAAACCCCGCCCCGGTGTGGGGCAGGGTCGGTTATTCAGTTACAGGTACAACAGCCGGAACGTCTCACGGCCTTTGGGGGTGATGAGCGTCTGCACACCGCTCCACTGGGTCTTGTCGTTCTTGGCTTCCTTGACCTCAAACAGGCCGTTGTTCTTGTCCTCGCGGGGCAGCAGCTTGCCTTTCTGGTCACGGTAAAGGAATTTCTTTTCCAGCAGCCATGCCACAAAGGCTTTGGGCTTGATACCAAGCTCCTTGGCCGTCTCCCGGAAATTGGTCAGCAGGTTGCGGTCAACCAGTTCATCGAAGTATTCGGCCTTGGGCTGCATGATCTGCTTCTCCACGGTGAGCTGGCTGTTCTGTGCGGTCAGCTCACAAATGCGGGCTTCCCGGTCTGCAAGGGTCTTGTTTGCCACAAGCAGAGCCTTTGCCATCAGCTCCTCCGGGGTGAGCTGCTCCTGCCCGGCGATGTACCCGCCGTTCTTGCGGATGGAGGGCAGGACAGTCTCCGTCACCCAGTCGGTAAACTTTTCTGCGGTTGGAAGCTTGGAGCTGAACACCAGCCGGTAGAGGTCAGATTCGGGGATGAAGCTCATTTCTACGGTCTGGTTTGTGGTCGTTCCGTGCTGGTTGGTGGTCTGGGAGACCCCCTCGCGTTTCACGACACCCTTACAGTGACGCGAAATTGCATCATCAATGCCAGTAATAAATCCGCCCTGTCTGCTTCGGTAAGAAAGCCTTCTGCCGTCTTTTGTTGTGACTTCAATAGCAACAACGCCGCTGAAGCTTTCGTTGTTTCGTGTAGAGCTTCCAGAGCCCCCACTAGATTTGCTAAGCTTATTTGATGCGCTACCGCCGCCGCCCATTACTCCGTCTCTCCTTCCGTTTTATTGTTTTTGTGTCTTCTCTCTTCCGCCCACCACATTTGTTCGGCTTCCTTGCCGCCCTTGGATTTATACCACTCGGTGTAATCCATGACGGAGGTGACGTCTTTAGTCGCATTGTCCCGCTGCATGGCGTTCTGCCGGGGATACCTGCCCAGCGCAGAGGACAGCACACAGCGGCAGTGGTAAACCATCTCCGGGGCGGCGTTGGGATCGCCGGGGCGCTGAATTTCGTAACCCATAACCTTGAACGGCTCGTCAAGCTCTGCCGTCTGCTGATCGAGCAGGCGGTGCATCTCACGGGTACGGTAGTCGTGGGTGGAGTTCCAGCGCTTTTTGACCTCGATGCCCAAAGCCTGGGCGTTGCGCATCTGCTGCAAAGCCCCGGCGTTCTGGGCGCTGGTAAGGGCTGTGATGGCGTTGTTCATGGCCCAGTGGATCTCTGTGTCTGCCATGCCGTTGACGGCCTGCACGGCGATTTCGTGGACGCTCTTGCCCTGCACGATGCCCTGCATGACGTAGCGGTTGAATACCCGGGCATCATAGGTGCGGTTGCTCTCGCTCTTGATGCGCTTGTTGGGCACCATTCGGGGGTTCTCTTTCAGCAGCAGCTTGACCGCTTCGGTGTTGTACAGGGTCAGCCCGAACGTCACGCCTGCGGCCTGTTCCAGCTCGTAGAAAGCCCAGTTTGCGCCAAAGGAAAAGATGTTGTATTGCTCGTCCCGGGCCAGCTTGTAGGCCGTCTCTTGGGCTGTGGTGCAGGTCTGCGTGATGCCGTCCAGCTTCTGGCACATCAAATCGGACTGGAAGACCTGATTTTGCAGCCAGATGCGATAGTCGTCCTCGGTGATCTCGCCTGCATCCAGCTGCGCCCGCTTGCGTTCGTCCAGTGCTTTGTACTTGGCTAAAAACTCGGTCAGCTGCTCCTGCATCTCCCGGCGAGCAGTGCCGTACACCCGGAGGATGCGGCGGCGCAGGCGGTTCAGCTGACGGGTAGAGATGCGGTCACGGTCTGTTTGCTTCATGGCTGTTCAAATACTCCACGATGGCACGTTCCCGGGCGGACAGCTCCCATTTTGTGGCCGCAGCCCTCTCAGCCGCAGCCCTCTCAGCCGCAGCCCTCTCAGCCGCAGCGCAATCAGATAACAGCAATCCGCTGCCAAAAATAGTTTTACCTGCGGAGCGCTGTGCATCCAGCGCACGAATCGAAGCGCAGTCCTTTTTGTGGATTTTGAAATCCACACCGTAACGGCTGTATCGTTGAAGCAATGCGGCCGTCACAATGTGGTCTGGGTATGTATACTTTGGCAGCTGTACCGTTTTGGTGCGTCTCAGGCGCTCCACCTCATCGTTTACCAGCTTCGTCAGGCGAGGTTCGGTCTGCGCTATGATGTCCCCTCCGTAGCTGGTCACAAAACTTGTTTTGACGATTGCACCGTTTTCGTACTCGATATTACAGTCGCAAACGATATGGTTCATCCGCATAGTATTTACCCTTCCAGAAAACGCCATCAAAGATGGAGCGAACAAGAAGAACGGAATGCAACGGTCGAGATAGAATCCGCAGATTCGGGACAGGATTGAAAACGGTGGGTTGTCCAGAACAACAGCACCCTCCGGGTAGTCGAAATTCTCATAATCGCCGCCGGGGTAAAACGGGCGCACAATTTTGGCCGGGTCGATGCCGTACTCCTTGCAGGCCCAGTCCTTGACGACATCGTACACGCCGGGCGGTGTATAGCAGTCGTCCGTGGTCTTTTTCGGCTTGAACTTCTCCACGAACTCTTCGTAAGTCTCACCTGCTGCCATCGTCTTCGTTCTCCTCCTCGTCCACGGTCTCCCGTGTTGCGCTCTCAGCCATCAGCGCGGCCTTGGCCTGCTCCTTTTGTTCCGGGGTCAGGTTTGGCAGCAGGTCAATGGCCATGTCCTGCCCGATGATGGCGGCCTCGGAAATGACCATGCTGACCTGCTCAGCTGTGTTTGTGATCTTGCTACGGTTGAATGTCGGCATAGCGTTGTCAAAGCCAGCCAGTGCGCAGATCTGCCGGATAAACGGCTTGACCTGCGTCTCGAAGTCGTCCGCGTTCTGGTTCAGCGGTTCGTAGGCCGCGTCCAGATGGTCGTTGGTGCTGTCCGCACTCACACAGTGCACATCCAGACCGCCGAAGTCCTCATACACCCGGGTGTGGAGCAGCTCCAAAAGAGCCTGCCGGGCCGTCACAGGGATCTCGGTGGTGTAGGGGGTGATTTTGCCGCCCTCGCTGGTGTCTGCGCCTGCAATGTGGTACAGATTCAGCTTGACGAGGAACTCCTGCAGCTCGTCATCGGTCATGCCGTTGAAGTTCTCGCACAGCCAGTAGATCTGCGAAAAGTCCTGCAGGTCATTGCAGAAGCCGGACATCACCAGATCGGTGTTGTCGATGTAGGCTTTTAAGCCCACAAGCGTGCTCTGGTGCAGGTCGGAGCCACACAGCGGCACAATGGGCAGGGCGCTGTAGTTTTCTCCTTCTACGCTTTCCAGCCCGCCGCCGGGTGTGGTGACGGTCACGCTCTTGTATGCCTGCTTCTTCACAGTCTCCTTCATCGTGCTGTCGATTTTGCTTTCCGTGTACTCAGTAAAGCCGTCCAGCTCGTACAGGATGTAGTGCATATCCGTGTCCGGGTTCAGCCGCCAGAAGCGCACGCCTGCCTGCAAAAGGCCGGTCTTTTCATCATACAGGGGTGCAAACTCGGTCAGCTTGAAAACCACCAGATGGTCGTTGTTCCAGAATCCGAAGCTCTCGCCGTGGATCAGGGCGAAATATCCGGCTTTCTGGATCTGCTCATCAAAGTTCTGCCCCAGCCTGTCCTTGTCCACGCCATCGTCCGCAAAGACCACGCCGTTGCCGAGGGAGTAGGTCGCTCGCTGCTTGTTGAGCCGCCGGAAAAGATTGCTCTTGACCATATCGGGGTGCGGGGTGTCCTGCTTGGTGTTTTTGGACAGACGTTTCAGCATCAAAGCGTAAGCCCGTGCGAAGCGTTCAGCCCCCGGGTTTTTCTGGGCATCGTACAGGTCGGCGTCCAGCGCCATCTTGTACGGCCCGGAAGTGCAGTGCTGCTGCACGAACCGCCGGATGAAATCAGGCTGTTCCCCGGCGGCTTGCGCCTGCTGAAAGGTCTGGAATGTGTATACAGTGCTCAAAATCAATCCCTCAGTTTCACAAGGCGCTTTGTGCGCACGAAATAGCGGATAGCGTCCATGCAGTGGTCGTTGACCTTCAGCACGGTGTCATCTTTATCTGGATCCCAAGCGTACACGCCGAACTCTTCCAGCGTGTGCTTGCAGTCTTTGTAGATCTTCAGCCGCCCGGTCTGCAACATGGTCTGCACGTCCAGAATGCCGCTCAGAACGTCGTTGTTTGCGGGGGTCTGCGTGAATCCGTTCTTGCGCAGCTCTGTAATCAGGGGCAGGGCAGAGGGGTCCACAATGATTCTCTCTGGCTTGAGGCCATTCAGCCACGCCTTGAGGTCTGTAACGTACTCGCCCACGGTCTTTTGCCGCTTCTGTTCGCGGCCGCTGTAGTAGTACTCCCGGGTGACGATCCAGCAGTCTGCATCTGCCTGCTTCTGGAACAGCAGAAAGGTCGTTGCGTTCTGGGTGCCAAAGTCGCACGCCACATAGGCGCTCTTTGGAGACAGTGCCGAAAGCTCATCAGCAACGTGCTTCTTGCGGTCGAACATATCATATACAAGGCCCTCGGCCACCGTCCACAGGCCCAGAATGTAGCGCTGGTAGAAAACACCGCTGTACTGGCTGTGGTATCTGGCCTTGATGTCCTCGGAAAGTGACAGGTTGTCGTCCATCGTAAAATGGAGATACATCATCTTGCGGGAACGGCATTTCCGCACCCACTCGAGATAAAACCAATGCTGCGGGCTGCCCGGATTGCAGTTGAACCAGAATTTTGACCCGGCGACAGAGCAACGGGCCGTGGCCTGATTGACGAAGCTCTGGGGCATCAGGGCCACCTCGTCGAAGAACGCCCCAGCAAGGGTAATGCCCTGAATCAAGTCCTGACTGCTCTCGTCCTTGCCGCCAAAAAAGTAAAACTCGTTGGTTTTTCCGCCCTTGCTGACGGTCATGCAGTTTTCGGTCCGGTGCTCCTTGACGTTGTAGCCACGGGCTGCAAGCTGCTGCTTGAGTGTGCCTAGCACGTTGCGCCGGAAGCTGGCGATGGTCTTGCCACACATGGCAAACTGCTGGCCGCTGTAGCAGATCATAGCCCACTGGACGAAAGAGAAGCTCATAGCAAAGGTCTTGCCCGAGCGGATAGCGCCATCAGCAATGATGCCGTTGTAGCCGCTGTATGCGCTCTGCGGTGTCCACCAGCTCAAAACCTGCTTTTGCCGCTGGCTGAGGGCTTTCCAGCGAAAACCGTTACTTTTCCGCATGGTCGTCCTCTTCCTCCGGCAGTATCTCCACGTCATCCGGCGGGCTGAGGTCTGCGGCGGCGCTCAGAGCCTCAAGCAGGCCATCGTCCGGGGCTTCTATGCCGCTCTGGTCTCCCAGCATAGCAAACTTGTCCACGATGGTGCCGAACGCCGTGGACAGCTGCGGCAGCGTCGCTTCTGCGATTTTGTCCGGGTCTGCCATTGCTTTCAGGTACAGCCCGAGGAGATCCTGCGCTTCCTCGCGCTTGCTGCCTAAGTATGAAAGCATGTCCTGCGTGTTCTGCTCTTTTTTCTTGGCGCACAAATCTGCGCATACCGGATTTTCGCTCACAACCTTGCGCACAGTGCTTTCGGCGACGTTGTTCAGCTTGGCAGTTTTGCGGTAATTGTGGAGCTGCACATAGTCTGCAATGATTTTCTTTTTCTGTCGGTCTGTCAGTTTTGCCCCCACAGCCACCACCTCTCTAAACCCATGCAAAATAAAAACCGCCCGGAAAATCCGAACGGTCAAAATATCGAATGTGCCGCCAGCCGGATTTGAACCGGCACCCACGGAATGGATGTGCGCAGTGGTTGGCTGTGCAGTGATGTTCCCGTGGTATCACCAATGTTGTCCCGCCTTAAATGGGCGGCGCTCTCCCAGTTGAGCTATGACGGCATATAAGCAGCAACGCCGTTATCTGTTTTTACCGGACAGTAAGACGTTGCCGCTGCATCTGGAACTTTTGCGGCCAGATGCTCCGCTATTGCACTCCCCGCTCTCGTCAGATCATGCAAGCACTCCCGGCAGGACTCGAACCTGCAACATGCGGTTTTGGAGACCGCCGCTCTACCACTTGAGCTACCGGAGTATAAAACACCGCCCTTGGACTCGAACCAGCCAGCAATATCTCAGCTGACACGCGCTCCAAACTGCGCTCAGGCGGCCATATAAAACAGCCCCGGTTCTCCGCCGGGGCTGTTGTTTGACGCACATCCCGTCGGGAAGCCTACCCACACCCTCGGGGATTCAAAGCTTTCTCTCGTGGCACGGGAGGTTAAGCGTGCAGCTTTGTGGGGGACGAGTCCATGCGCCATACGGTGCGATACGGCGGAATCGAACCGCCTCCTGTCTCTTATGAGCGACAGGCTGCCTTTATGTCAGTGTATCGCATAGAAGCAGCCCGCAAAACGGTGAAGGAGAACAGGAAAGCATGAAAACCTGTCACAAGGAAGGGACCGTTCTGGAAGCTGCGTGGCAAGCGGCCATCGCTTAGCGCTGAACCGCTTATTAAAATTTTACATCTAAGCTTACAGACTTGAAAAGAGCCGACCCCTGCCAAAATCACGCTGTGTTTTCTTGTGCCTATTGTACACTTTGCACGTCAGAAAACTCTTCCCATATTTCAGCCAGAGCCATGCATCCGCGTTTAATTTGCCGGTAGACCACCTCTGCCCCGCATACGCCGACTTCTTTTGCGATTTCCTTGTGAGACTTGCCCATGATATAGTGCTCGCAAATCGCTTCGGCGCATTCCGGCTCGGCTATCAGGCAGTATGCCCGCCGGGTGGCCTCGACACGCAGATTGCACAGGTCTGTCTCCATCCTCTGAAGCTGTCGGCGCTCGGTGTCCAGCTGCTCTACAGCGAAGCCCACCTTGTCCCCATTGCCACCACCCGCAGGCATCCCGCTCAGGCTCTGGGTGCATTTTTCTGCCACGTCCCGGATACGCTGTATTTTTTGCTTCTGGACTTCGATAGCTGCCGCAAGGTCGCGGCACTGCTGAAACCACGCCTTGACGGTGCGGTAGTCCACGCCGCTGTCAGGCTTTGGCGTGTTGGTGTCAGGTGTGCGAATCATTGGCATGCCTCCTGTAGTAATCCATATCGACAGCTTGTCCGTAGCAGCGGCAATATGCAACCGGTTTGCTTTCGCTGGCGTATCGGTTCGGCGCGTTGCATTCTGGGCAGTTCCACCACCCGAAAGATGCATCGTCCGTGTTCGGCCACCGAATGCGTTGCTTCTCAAGTGCCGCTTCAATTTCTTTTTTATTCTGGGCAAAGTATGAAACATCGCCCGGCGCGATTTGGAATCGAACACAAATCTGTCTAAAATTACTGTCCCAGATTTCGATACACAGTTCGGTTAGGACGCCCAAAAGACAAATCATTATGCCGAATCCGCCGACGTAGCAAAGCGTTGCGCCGATGACAAGAAAAATTTGGTTCATTTTTCGTCCTCCATTTCTTCAATCTCAATTTCCACCCTCGGGTTCTTCCGATCAAGCTCCACCCGGCTGCCATCGTGGGCGGCGACAATCTTGCTGTTGTCGTCCTCCAGCACGTGGGCTTTTACCAGAATGTCCGTTGTCGCCTCGATGAGGTTTGCCAGATCGACCCGGCGGGCGGTCTTCATGTAGTAAACGCACTTCACGTTCACGTGGGCAGAAACAAGGCTGCGCGGCCTTTTGATTTGCCGCAGGCAGTCCGTCTCATAATCCACGTAGGCCTTGCTAGGGGCCACAAAGCGCCCGCCTGAGCGGCTTTTGAGGATGCGTGCAGAGTTTTTCTTGGTGCGCGGGTCGCCGTAGAGGGTTAAATGTATGCGTTTTTCGCCCATCTGCTTACCCCCACTGTTCAGCCATTGCTTTTGCAACGCCCGACGCTGTTTTGCTTCTGGCTTTTGCCCGGCCCTCTTGGCCGTTTTGCGTCCCGCGTATGCCTTCGCACCAGCTGATTTTCTTGTGCCTTTCCCCATTTGAGACGTACACGGGCTCTGGCGGTGGGAAGTTGTTTTTCCGTTCCAGAGGCGGCAGGTTTTTCAGCCAAAGGCAAGTGCGCTTTGTGTGATAGTTTTCCGCGTCCTCTTCGCTTTCGGCAAAGTAGTACGGATGAATGATCTGGTCGGCTTTTCTGTACGCTGTGTTCATGATGCCCACAGGGTTCTCAACTGCAATTTTGGGGACGTCTGCCAGCATAAACTGCATAAAGAAAATTGCAGCTTTTACACGCTCTGCCCACCGGGCAACAACCTTTTCGGCCGGTGTGACCCGCAAGCTGAATGAGTGCGTTGCTGCATTGCTCAGATACGTGCAGGGCGGGTGTGCAATGAGCAAGTCCCACTTGCCAATGTCATGCGTTACGCCGTCCATTGTCACGACTTGCCCCCCCTCCAGAGCCTTGAGCGCATCTCCAAGAATATGCCACTCGGGGTGTCCACCGGACGGCTCCTGAATGTCGCAGGAGTAGGCTTCGTGGCCTTTTGCCCGAAATGCCTTGCATACTTCCTGCGATTCCTCACAGGAGATAAGTACTTTCATCTGTCCGCTCCTCCGTTCGCTCCCATGTACTTCTTGCGGCCACGCTCCCGGTGGCGGTCCTCGTGGTCGTAGTGGTAGACCTTGCCTGTGTCCAGCATCTCTCGGGTATAAGCTGCTTCTGCGCCGCGTTGGAGCTTAAACTCGGCGTACTTGGGGCAGCTGTCGTGGCATACCGGGTGACGAGTGGGGCAGTCTTTACACGGCGTCATTGTCATTTCAACACCTCTGTTCTCACTGGCTTGATGTCCCGATACTCGGGGTAATGGTCGCCCGCCAGCTGGCAGGCCCGGAACTCTGCCGCAAACTGGCTCGCGGTATTGATGCGGTATGTAAGCGCCGCGTTCCCGTGCGGGCCGCTGCACTCTACGATGACTTTGTATCTAGGCATTTCGTCCTCCGTTCTGTTTTTTCTGCCCAAGAAGCTTTCTTTCTGCTCTGGACTTGAGCATCCGGGTGCGGGCAGCAAGGCAGCGTTTTACCAGAATCTGCTCGCCCTGGGCCTTTTCGATGGCCTTTTTCCACGCCGGGAGAAGCTGGCTCTGCCAGCTGCACTCCGAAATCGCCTCGTGGAATGTCTTATAGGCCATATCATCCGGCACATCCTTGAGCGATGAGTTCGCCCAGATCTCCGCGATGCTTGCGCGGTTCTCTGCGGTCTGAGGCCGTCCAAAATAGGCCTCAGCGTCCGCAAGGAGCTTTGTCATCATCTCCACTGTCACGGTTTCACCCCCTTGAAAATATTTGCGTATGCTTCTGCGGTGCTTTCTGTGGCTTGTTTCCCGCGAGGCTGTTCTTGTCGGCGCTGCTCATTCGCTGCCACGTCCCCCGGGGTGCGTATCCCGTCCCGCTGCCAGCCAGACAAGATGCCGTTGATGTAGTTCCACGAGCGCTTCCCGGCCTCTGCGGCCTTGTCGATCGCCAGCAAAATTATCTCCGTGCTGTACTCCTGCCGCCATTTTTGCAGCTTTTCCAGCGCCGAACGCGGGAAGTCACCGATAGCCCGCTGGTAATGCTGGACGATTTTTGATAACTCCATATCAACGGCTGCGGTGTTATCGCGCTTTACAACATCTACATCTCCATTTACATCTACATCTCCATTTACATCTACATCTCCATTTACATCTCCATTTACATCTACATCTACAGTTATTTTTGTTATGTCGTCATTAACATTGTTATCGTTTGTTATTTTTGTTATGTCGTCAGGCTTTCCCCAGCGCTTTGCCATGCCGCGTTTTCCGGCGTTGCTACGTTTCTTGCGGGTTTCATCCCATTTTTCAGACGCCCGTTTTACGTCGCTGCACATAAATTTCCAGTTGCCACGCATCCCACGGTCTGAAAATTCGGGTTCTTCTCCGGTTTTGGCATACCGTGCAAGAGCTCGCATCAACTGCCCAACCTCTGCGTCGGAGTATTCTTCCAGCGCGTCGAACCAGCTCAGATACGCCACAAATGACTTTTTATCGTCCTGTGCCACTCAATCACCTCCTTTGCGCGCCCGTATAGCCAGATAGCGCAGCTTTCGTTTTAGAATGGGAGGTCTTCGCTGTCATCAATGACCGAAAAGTCGTCTGCGCTGCCCTGCGAATACTCCGGCACGCTCTGAGGCTTCTGCGGTGCGCTGTGAGCGGCGTTTGCTTCGCGCACATGATTTTCCGTCTGCTGGTCGAAATCGCGCACAGCGGGCTTCTCTGCGGCCTTTCCGCCGCAAAAGCTCACCTGCGACGCAAGAACTTCGGTAGCTGTGCGGTTGTTGCCGTTCTTGTCCTGATACTGACGGGTCTGCAAGCTGCCTTCGATGGCGATCATGCTGCCCTTCTGGAAATACTTGGAGACGAACTCGGCGGTCTGCCGCCACGCGGTGACGTCGATAAAATCAGCCTTGCGCTCTTCGCCCTGCCGGGTAAAGCTGCGGTCAACCGCGATGCGGAAGCTACACACGTTGGTGCCGTTCTGGGTGGTCTTGAGCTCCGGGTCATAGACCAGACGGCCCATCAACGCTACAATGTTAAGCATGAGACATTCCTCCATCTTCTTTCGGCTGTTTCTTTGCACACTCTACGCAGAGTATGCGGCCATATTTTGCTTTGCTGCGTTCCGCTGCCTGCTCAGCGGTCAATTTTTTCCCGTCCTTGGTTTTGATGCCGATGATTTTCTTTCCGCAGCAGGCGCACACCGGGGCGGGAATGGCCGGAAGCGGGGTGTACTTGGTGGAGTCATCCTTCCAGTACACGTTTGCGCCGATTCCAAGCGCCTTGCAGGCCACGCTCTGGGCATCCGTATACGCTTTTTTGTAAGCGTCATCATCCGTTCGGAGCCCGCCGGATTCCATCGTGATCAGCATAGAGCCGCCCACTCCGGGAATGGGGGCGCTCCACTCCTGTCCATCATCCAGCCGGATGTAAAGGGCTGTGGAGCAATGCACAATGACCTCTCCCTTTGCGCCGGGCTTCTCCTCGTATACCGGCGGGTCGAACCGCCAGCCGAATCCCACAGGGCCGAACAGCTCCGTGAGCTTCTTAATGCGCCACATGGGGTTAATGTCGGTCTTGCCCTTCAGGCGGCCCGCTGCGATAGGCTTCTGGGCGTCTTTGGGGACTTCCCGGCACTGCTCGTAAATGGTCATTTTATCCATGATCGTATGTCACCTCATCCATCCCGTGTACCCGGCACAGATCTGCCAGCCACCCAAGACCAGAATTGTAGGACGCCTCAATGTTGCCCATCGCGTCATCTAACCCGCCGGTCTGGGTGGAGCTGATAAGCGGAAAGGCGTTTGACTCATCTGCCAAAGCAACTACGGCTTCCAGCGCCGAAGCGGCTGTGCCGAGGCTGTACTCTGCATCCGAAATGGCTTTTGCATATCCCGTCGGAGACATCCCATAATCTAATCTTCCCGGATAAAAACGGTCTTCCGCGTCGGTCGCAAGCATCATCTGGCTTACACTCATCAAGAGGCTTGCGCATTTCGTAAGCTCTGCTGCTGCCCGATGCTTGAGTGCAAGATTCCATTCGGGAACGCTGACTGCATACCGCAGAACCGCTTTGCGGCGTTCCTTTTGCTCTAGGGTCATGTATGTCACCTCTGGTAAACCTTCTGCCGGTGCTCGTCCATAACGACGTACAGACGGCCCGGCTTTTCTGCTGCCAGCTGGTCGGCGTACTGGATGCCCGCCAGCGTGTTCGGCATGGGGATTTCGTTGACAAAACGCAAATCCGCGTCAAAGATCTGTACCGTGCTCACCTTTTTCTTCTCCTTCTTCTGGTGGATGTGCCGCAGCCGCTCCGGCTGACGATTATGCCAACGAATCTCTGCGGCTCGCATATATCTACCGTTCATATTCCTGTTCCCTTTTCGCCTTTTTGCAGTAACGGCGAAGCGGAGGGAGACAGTCAACCTCCGCACGATCAATGCGCTCCTGCTCAAAAATGTACTTGTACGGACGCCTTTTTTCATAGCGTCGGTGTCCAACGGAAGACGCAAAGCTGTTGGCAGTCTTGTATCCAAGCTTCGCAGCGCACATGGCGGATGTTCCCGCCGCCATTACCTCGCCGGTCTTGGCGCTGTACACGGTGTACCATGTGATATAGTGGATGTAATCAGCCATGTGCGACATCCTCCGCATCGTGGAGGGCTGTAAGCAGCCCATCTGCTGCCGCGCTATAGACCTCTGATTTTTCCCGGCAGATGACCCGCAGCCAAATGTCTCCCGTGAGCGCGGACTCCGTTGCAAGCCGTGTGGCTGTTTTCAGATGCTCTTCGGCCTGCTGCCGAATCAACTCTTCCAGCTTCATGCGCCCTTCTCCTCATTCTGTGGATACTCCGGGTTCCGGGCATGGTTGCGGACGATTTTGCCGTAGCCGCTGCGCTTATACCGTTTATTGTCCTCATGCATCCCATAAAGCGACATTGCCAGCCCGGCAGTGGATGCAACAATAATCCAAGGCGCGGCATGCGCAGCCTCGGCGATGTCCCAGCCGCCCCAGTAGGTCAGCGCAACGGCCATCAAAGAGCAGGCCCAGCGCCATACCTGCGCCGCGCCGATGATTGCCAGTAAAGCCAGCCCGTCCAGCGCTAAGATGAGTCGAAAATTCATCGGTCTCTTTCTCATTCTCTCGGTTCCTCCTTTGTATAAACCTTTTCGAGCTTGTAAAAGTCCTTCACCCACGCCATAAACCTGGCACGGGAAATGTCAGGGCAAGGCTCTTTTGTTCCTATGGACGGCTTTGACCACTCCGGGAAAATTCCCGCCTGAATCTGTGCTCCCAAGACCTTTTCGGTCTTTGAGATATTGTTATCCCGCAGGATCTGGACGCATTCGCCTATCGTAAGACTCGGCTTCTGCATGGCCTGCTCCTTTCTTTCGATTTGGTTTTGCAGTGCTTTTTCACGGCTCTGCCTCCACGAACTCGCCGCTTTTGAGCGTGTACCAGACGTTTTCCTTGATGTGAGCGCCGTCTACTTTTGCCATCTTTGCCCACAGCATATTGCCGCCATCGTCGTACTCGGTCAGCACCAGATAGCAGCCCAGAATGCCCCGTGCCTTACTATGCGCGCCGTTTGCGACGGCGATATTGTCTTTTCCATCTGCTTTTGCTCTGCAATAAGCCCCAGTGGCTGCCGCCGTGCTGGAATAGCCGCTGGAACCCGCCGTGCTGGAATAGCCGCTGGAACCCGCCGTGCTGCAATAGCCGCTGGAACCCGCCGTGCTGTAATTGCCGCTGGAACCTGCCGTGCTGGAATAGCCGCTGGAACCCGCCGTGCTGTAATTGCCGCTGGAACCTGCCGTGCTGGAATAGCC